GAAAAACGAGGTCGATCTACCTGTCTTGTACTTAACTCTCCCTCTTAGCGAAGCCTTACCTTTTGTAAAGGAGGATCCGACGTGAAGGCTAGCTAAATACTGACCGACCGTGAAGGACGAAGTCCTAAACGGTACTACTCTGCGAGATCGGTATCGGTAGACTCCGTAGACGATGCTTGCGCATCGATCGGCGGAGTCCCAGATTCCAGTCGAATCGTCAGGTGCTGGTGCGTATGCGACCTCTTTTGGAGGTATTGCGCGTAGAAGCTGTAACCAAGCAGGCCTAAACCTGCTATCACAGCCAATACCGCACATACGCTTAAAAGCATACCGACGAAGCGAGTTGCAGTAGTTGAAGACGTCTCCGATTGTGTCATGATTCGAGCCTTTCAAATAGAAGGGCCTAACATTGACACCGTCGAAATAGTCCTCACCGCAGCTCTCGTAGAAACGTCCGGTAGTGAACGTCTTCTCAGCGTTAACCTCAAAGCCGCAGAATGCGAGCAGCTCTATTAGGTCAGCTGAGTGCTCAGATGGAACTATAATATCGTCACCAAAAACCTCTGTATCGCGGAAATCCGTGACGGCGGAGGCCAAGGCGTAAAATATAATAGATTCCAATTCGAACGTATAACCGTTCCCCATGGCGGAGAATTTCTCTAGCGGCACTAAGGTGCCGTCAGGAAGCTTCGTCCTTTGGACACGGGGTATACAGAGAAGTTCGAACCAGTCCTCCGGTAGGAGGTATCTGACAAGCTCGAAAGAGATAGTGTCAGAAGCAGAAGATAGATCTATAGTAGCGAGCGAAGCCTTGTGAGCTTTACTCGCCATAGATCGATTCCTCACTGGCTGAGTGCCCAGGTCGCCACCGAAGTTGCGGAAACGCCTACGCATTAACCCGCCGATACCGAGCTGAACAAAGATGTTCAGCGCAGGGCCGACGGATATAGGGCGATGGGTTCTCCAATTCTTCGGGACGAGCATCAACTCGTCATGCTCAATCAC